ATCAATTTTATAAGTAAATAAAGTTATGGAGAAAATAGTTATAATAGGTCCAATTGGAAGCGGGAAAACAACACTGGCAGAAGCAATTATTACACCTGGTAGTAGGGTTATTATAACCCCTAATTTAAAAACGAGTTACATAAAAATGGCAGTGGAGTCTTTTGAGAGAGTAGCTTTTGAAGAATTTTCTGGAATGGATTGTAGATATATTAAAACATTATTAGTAAAAGACCAACTGTTTAATCTAACTCATATTGTATGTACCTTTCAGGAACATCCTAAATGGTTGACTGCGAAATTTGCTAAGATAAATCGGATTAAAGTATTTCATCTTAATCTGCTAAGAGAATAAATTCATAATAAATTAGTAATGAGCCTTGGGCGGCTTTGTAAAACCCACATAATTTTTAATATGAAAAAGTATATTGGAACAAAGTTGATTCAAGCCACACCTGCAATTCGCAAGGGTGGCAAAATTTATCTACCTACTGATGCTATTCCAAAAACAATGGAACCAGTAGAAGAAGGTTATAAGGTGGTGTATGAAGACGGTTATGAAAGCTGGTCACCTAAAGATGTCTTTGAAAAGGCTTATCACGTGGCTGATACCCCTCTTGACCGTATATATATCGAATATAATGAGTTGATGGACAAACATAATAAGTTAGTACTGTTCCTTGGTCGAAAAGACGCTATTGAAATAGCAGGTGAAAATCAGGTCGCCTTAATGGAGGCTCAAAAAGTACAGATGCACGACTACCTTCTTACCTTGAAAGAGCGCATTGATTTAATGAAGAAATAAATATTGCCATACGGTGGTTGAATGTCTACCGTATGGCTCAAAACTAAATAGATATGAAGATTTTAAAAGCAAAAGAATTAATTGAGAATAACACCCTTGCTAATATTGGAGTTACAGGAAATACGACAGTAGTATTTACGGAGATAGCTTTGACAGCCGTTAATTTGGCACGTGAAGAAGGTAGGCAAGAAATGAAGAAAAATGCTATCGAAATCGTTTGCCCCATACTCGCAAATTGTGAAGGGTTTAAAGCGGAAGATGTTGTGTATCTCGAACAACAAATGAGAAAATTATTATAATTCAAATCCAAGATAGTAATGAGTGAAACGAAAATCATATTAGACGCTTGCTGTGGTAGTCGAATGTTTTGGTTCGACAAAGAAAACCCTTTGACCTTGTTTGCTGACATTAGAGATGAAGAGCATACTCTTTGTGATGGTCGAAGCCTGAAAATCCATCCGGACATTGTATCTGATTTTACCGATATGCCATTTTTGGAAGAATCTTTTAAACTGGTAGTATTTGACCCTCCCCATCTTCTAAAGGTTGGTAAGGATAGTTGGTTGGCCAAGAAGTACGGTAAACTTCCTGAAGATTGGCCAAGGGTGATAAAAAAAGGAATTGATGAATGCTTTCGAGTTTTAGAAGACTACGGAGTTCTGATTTTCAAATGGAACGAGGATCAGATAACAGTCAGGAAAGTATTAGAGGCCATCGGACGGAAACCATTGTTTGGCCATACTACCGGAAGACATGGAAAGACTATGTGGATGTGTTTCATGAAATTACCCAATAATGTATGAAGCAAAGTAAACTAACACACGGCTCCCTGTTTAGCGGCATTGGCGGCTTTGAATTAGGGGCTGAGATGGCAGGTATTGACACTTTGTGGAATTGTGAGATAGAAAAATTTCAAGGTGAAATATTAAAAACAAGATTTCCTCATGCAGAAAGATTCACAGATATTACAAAAACAACCGGTCTCCGATATGTGGACATCATTAGTGGAGGATTTCCGTGTCAAGACATCAGTGTTGCCGGAAAGCGTGAAGGTATTAAAGGGAAGCGTTCTGGGCTATGGAGCGAAATGTACCGAATTATACGGGAAGTTAGACCTAAATACGTCATCATTGAAAATTCGTCAGCTCTCACTATTTCCGGTCTTGAACAAGTCTTATGCGACCTTACCAAAATCGGGTTTAACGCGGAATGGCAATGTATATCAAACTACGCTTTTGGATACCCGCACAAAAGGGAAAGACTTTATCTTATTGCCTACTCCGACAAAATCGGATTACAAGGCGACATTTGCAACGATGGACGCTTTAACTCGATATTTAAACAGTGGACATCAGATACGAGTGTCGGATATACTTGCGCAAAAAGGATTCTTGAAATCCCAGCGCATAGCATTGTTAGAAATGATGATGGGTTTCCCAATTGGTCACACAGAGTTGTCTCAATAGGAAATGCTGTTAATCCTTGCGTTGCAAAATACCTATTTGAATGTATTAAAGAGTTTGATAAACAATTAGCGTAAAACAAGATAAATATGAAACAATACGCCTATACTTTCGACAACGAATTAGAATTAGATCAATTCAAAAATCTGCTTGATGCACAGGAAGTAAGTTATCAATTGAAGAACTACACCTTGTTTGGAGATTCATTTACCGATGTAACGATAGATGCGCAAATAAAGCCTGCTGTAGATACACTCTACCTAAAGGTGAAAAAATATGGAATCAAGATTAACCCTTTAAAATGATACTACCAAAGCATTACAATTATCACAACCTGTCCGGCCCCGCACAGCGAGAAAGGACTACATTAATCACTTCCGTCAGGAGAAGCCATTAGAAGGAGTATTCTTCACCGACTTCATCCGGGATGTGTTGGAAAAGCGCAGCAGGCGCAAGTCTGAACACTATGCAGCCGTTTATGATGCGATAATAAAGCACATTGATAACTTTTCATTGGAGTTTGATTGTGACATATTCACCAACTCGGTAACGGCTGAATTTCTTGATGATTTCATAGTCTATCTTGAAGATTGCGGGTTACGACATAATACCATTGTAGGATATATTCTAAAAATACAGACTCTTATTCGTAGAGCTTCGCAATACAATTATGCAGTAGATGTTACCTATGATGAAATTGATTTGAAATGTGAGCCTACAAATGCGGTCTTTCTTTCAATGAATGAGATTACAAGGATATACTATTACAAGTTTGTAGGGCAGGATAAACGGAAAGCAAAGGAGAGAATTAGAGACATGTTTGTATTGGGATGCCTTACTGCTTTGCGTTATTCCGACTATTCAAGGTTGACAAGTCAAAACTTTATAAATAACTATATTATGATCCGAACAAAGAAAACCAATGTGGATGTCAAGGTCCCGGCACATGATTATGTAAAAGAGATATTCGCAAAGTATGGTGGTCAGGTTCCTTGCGGTTTGTGTATTCAGTACTTCAATAAATATTTGAAGGTTATAATGAAAGAAATTGGCCTAAATGACCTAGTTACTTATTCATTCACCAAAGGCGGGAAGCTGTTTACTGTTACTCGTGAAAAATGGGAGTTGATAAGTAGTCACACAGCAAGAAGGAGTGCTGCAACCAACATGTATTTGACAGGACGCATGAAAACGTTTGAGATAATGAAATTAACCGGACATCACAGTGAGCAAAACTTCTTCCGGTACATCCGGTTAAGTGGAGATGATACAGCACGATCAATTAGTGGTGATAGTTTTTTTAGAAAATAAAAATTATACATAAAATTTTAAATATAGTATGCATACAAAGGCTATTTTCGAACAGACCATGCTCTCATGTGGGTATGTAATTGATAAGATTATACAATACGAAGACTCTCAGGAAGTCCGTAAAGTTGAAGGACGAGTTAAGATCCCTAAAAAGGTGACCATATTCGGGAACCGACAAACGATAATTGAAGAGAAGAAGTTCCGATGGGATGCTGTTGGACGATGCTTTTCTTTGCGATCTAATGCCCGGCAAAGAAGATATGATCTTCCTTTACAGACAATTGTGGAGTTTAATAAGCTGAAGGAAACAGAAAAAGAAATGCTGTAGTTATGAGAGAGAGTCTAGAAAAATACAAAATTGTAAATTGGATTTGGGTATATCAATATTTGTCTCTTCTAGGTCCGAATGATTTTTTCAAATTTGAAGCTCTTGTGAATACATCACTTGACAAGTTGGGGATCAACAGGTATTATGATGTATTGGAGGTACCGTCGGATAATCAGGAGTTATTTATAAAATTCTGCTGTCTTTATATATATAGGCATCCGGAATATGAATTTAATGAAGATTTTACCCAAGTATGGAGGAAAGAATCGTATGAACAACGGGAAATGGAAGCAAGAAGAAGAAATTTATGTGCGAGAAAACGTGGGTAAAAAGACAATGGAAGAGATGGCCGAATATGTTGGTCGATCACCATTAGCCGTTAAGCTGTTTTTGCATCGCAAAAAGATAGTTGCCGGCCAGACGGTGAAGCGGAACTTAGTACAAGAGATGTTGCGTCTCAAGTTCCGACATCCGGAGAATTTTTCCCCAACGAGGGAATTTTATCGCGAAGTAAACATTAATCAGATGCGGTTTTGGGATATTTATTATGGCCGCAAGCAGGTTACACAACAAGAATACGTTGCGCTATCCGAATATTTTGGACTTACACTCCAAGAGGCATTTGAGGCTAGGCAATTAAGTATGTTTAATGAAGAATAATTATGGTAAGTAAAGAAGAAATTGACCGGATAAAATCAGCACTGAACATTGTTGATGTCATTTCGGAGTTTGTTTCCTTAAGAAGAAGTGGCTCAAATTTCGTTGGTGTTTGCCCATTTCACAATGACAGTCATCCTTCAATGTTCGTTAGTCCAAATAGGCAAACTTATAAATGCTTCGTCTGCGATCATAAGGGTGATGTTATTAATTTTATCCAGGAACATGAGAATATGTCGTTTGCTGAAGCCGTTGAATGGTGTGCGAAGAAAGCAGGCATTGAACTGGAACATCGGGAGCTTACTGATGAGGAGATGCGTAAAGCAAAAGACTTTGAAGCGATGCGGATCGCACTAAAAGGAGCGGTCATTTTCTTTCAAAAACATCTGCCGGAGGCGCAAAACTATCTCGATAAACGTGGATTCCGGTTGACGGATAAGGTTATAAAAGATTTTGCTATCGGCTATGCTCCTGAAGGAAATTTAGCTGCTCAAGAAATGTTGAAAGCGGGTTATTCTGAGGAAGTGCTAACAAAGGTTGATGTTCTGAAGAAAGCTGCAGAGGGGAGAGTCTATGATAACTTTCGTGATCGAATAATGTTCCCTTTCTTTGATCTGAATGGAAATGTAACAGGTTTTTCTGGTCGCTTCGTAGTTCCTAAAGAAAAGGCAGGTAAGTATCATAATACAGGTGATACTCCAGTTTTTAAAAAGGGTGCGCAAATATTTGGACTATTACAGGCACGTGGGGCCATTGGGCGAATGAATAATGTCTACTTGGTAGAAGGGCAATTTGATGTTCTATCGATGCATGCTTCAGGTGTCGAAAATACGATTGCCGGCTCAGGGACTGCACTTACTCCGGAACAAGTAAAGTTGATATCCAGGTTTACTCAAAATATAACTTTAGTCTATGATCCTGATGATGCTGGATTAAAAGCTTCTCTTAGGAATTGTGAGCTGCTCCTGAAGGCTGGACTAACTGTACAATGTGTTCTCCTACCTTATGGAAAGGATCCTGATAATATAGCTTCTGAAGAAAAAGAAAATACGGCAAAATGGCTGATGAATCGGAGAACTGATTTTGCCAGTTACTTTGCGGATATTTTTGCAAAGGACTTTGAAAATCCGGAATCTAAGGAGCAGGCGCTGAATACGATCTGCAATTTAATAGCCTATATTTCTTCAGAAACCTTGCGGTTGAACTACGTGAGGAAGATATCTGCTAAGTTTGAGATTACAACAGAAATTATAGAGCGAAAGATACGCGACGTTGTCCGGAACGTGAAGGATATTCCGAAGATTGAGGAGATGAAACCGGGTGTTTATGGCCTTGAACAAATCAAGGAAATACGTCGTGAAGGTGAACCTTGTGTACTTACACCGGATTTTGATTTGTTTCTGAAATTGTATGGAGATACCCCTGTTATTCTCTTGCATGGAGTTCCATCTGCGACAGATATTCAAGCTATACGTCGGGAATGTGCCTATTTTACAACGGATAGCCAAGGGATTTTCATAAATAGAGATGGGGATGAATCGGACTATCTTTCCGCATTGACAATGCTTTATCGTGCCGGTTTGACAAACATAACATTGACTGTAGCTGCAAAGGATCAAGAGCAGAAAGTAGTAGAGGATGAAGAAGGGTATGGCAGGGATGAGCAGCGAACGGACCAAACTTATACATTCATAAAATACTATGTACATTTGCATGGCTTGTTCTTGGTTCCTTATTTTGGAGAAAAGACACCTTTTATTGAACGTTGTGCTGACTTGATCAGTTATGCTGAAGATTCTGTCCGAGTGGTTAATGCTAAGTATTTCTATGATAATCTGTCTCTTAGTAAGACTGACTTTAATGAAATATTAAAGCCCTATTTGGCAAAACGAAAGTCCCGCATGGCCATCAATGCCCAACGTACAGATGACGATGATGAAGATTATGATCCGAATGAACTGCCTGGGTATGTAGACGAAAATTCAGAATACAATGAAATGTATCGTCAATGTGGGTTCTATCCAAAGTTAAACAAAGATGGAGAGCCTGTATGTTATATGTTCCGGCAAGAGAAAGGTGGCCATCAACAAATAGCTGATTTCTTTATGACTCCTTTACTTCATATTTATTCGGATGATAAGGAGGCTAATAAACGAGTCCTTAAGATAAATCGGAGGTACTATAAGACTCCACTTTATATTGAGGTTCCGTCTAGGGCACTGCTAAAGAAAGCAACCATTGAAGAAGAACTGATTCAGCTGGAGGCTGTAAACTTCACGTCCGGAGAAGAAAAACACTGGACTAAGATACGAGAATATATGTCCCGGCACTTTATCACCTGTTCGGAAATCCTAACCTATGGAAATCAACAAGTCGATGGGGCTTCACGCCGGGAAGACAATATGTTTTTCGCTTTTTCAAATGGGATATTCCATGTCGTAGATGAACAGCCACGCTTTGAACCTGTCAATGAGCTAGGTGTCGTTACACATAATAAGAAGAACTATTACCTTCCTGCATTTTCTACCATATACGCTGGATCCGGACGCCAGTCTGATAAATATGAGCTTATTTCCCAGTTAGTTTATAAAGATATTCCGGCCGAGAAACAATGTAGTTTTGAAAAATGGGCCTCTTTAATGGATCAGGTATATAAAATCAATGATAATGGTAAATGGGGCATTCTCTTTGCTATAATGTGCGCATTTCGTAGCAATATACACTGTATCGACCGTTTGTTTACAGCTCCTTTCTTTATGGGACCTATGTCTTCAGGAAAAACGCAAATTGCAATTTCCATTCGTTCTTTATTCATATCTCCGAAAGTACCTATTTTTAACCTCAATATTGGTACAGATGCTGCTATGTCTACTTTGATGAGCACCTTCAGAGATGTTCCGGTAGTCTTGGATGAGTATAATAATAAAGATATATCCGATGCCAAGTTTCAGGCATTGAAGGGGATTGTCTATGATGGTGATGGTCGGCAAAAAAGGAAAGGCACGTCAGGGAAGGAAATTGAAAATGATAAAGTATATGCTCCTGTGATTTTGTGCGGGCAGGAAACGCCGCAAAGAGATGATAATGCACTAATGTCTCGTATTATAGTATGTGAGGTCCCTAAGCCAAAGAATCGTACTCAGGAGGAGGTTGATATGTTTAATCAACTCAAGGATATTGAGGACCCTAACAAGATAGGACTTTCGAATGTACTTTTAGAGATATTAAAGCTTAGGCCATTAGTCATGGACCATTTCAGGACGCTCAAGCAGCAAGCCTATGATGAATTGAAAGCCGAACTGAACAATGCTGGTGAGATAGATCGTCTGATGAAAACAGCATCGCTCTTTTTAGCAACATGTAAGCTAGTCGAAAGTCATACTAAAATGAATCTGCCTTTTTCCTACAAAGAGTTTTTTAAGATAGCTTGTGCCAAGATAAAGTTCCAGGTTGAACTGATTAGTAAGACTGATAAGCTTGCTACTTTCTTTAAAGCAATGGATGTAATGATTGATACAAAGGCAATTATTGAGAATCGAGATTTCACTATTGATACACCTGATAAAATAACTATTAAGACTCCTGGAGGAGAGAAGAAGGAAATAGCATTTCCTGCAGGAACCAAAATCTTATTCTTGCGCTTGAGTGCTATTTATACACAGTTCGCTCGGAGCTCTTATAACAACGAGGATTCAACTCAATCTACCATTGAGCAGAATCTTAGATCTCATCCGAGTTATATAGGGTGTGTGCATGCACGGCGCTTCAATTGGCATGAAGTTGTAGAGGTTCCTAGAGGAGGATATGAGGACGATAATACTAATGATACTGTAACGGTTGATAATACTATGGTTCGGAAAGTGGAAAAGAGATTCACTAATTCAAGCTGCATTGCTTTAAACTATGAAATATTCCAAGATTTGTATGATATTGATTTGCGACGTTCTGGCAGTGAACTCCTTGCTGAATCTGCTGACGATAATAAGCAACCATTACCATTTTAGTTCGATGTATTTTCTGCCTTATACTCCTCTGCCAGCTCCGCCGGTCGAGGAGTATTCTTTTTATAATAAAGCGGACATTTCAAATTGTATTCAATTCTATCATTTATGAATATCACCTCCAATCCCCCGGACCCCCTAAATTTAAAGAAATACAAAGCAAAGAGACTGTAATTTTGAAAAGATAATTTTCAAAACATGGCGTCCAACAGTCCAACAGTCCAACAACCAAAAACTTTTTAAAATGTAAATGCCTGTAGTATAGTAGTATATATCTTATTAAAGTAGTATATATATATCCAACATAGCTGTTGTTCGGTTGGACGTTGTTGGACGTGTTGGATTTACAGTTTTCTACATTCCAACAGAATAAAAAATGACCTGTCCAACAAAATGCCTCTTAAAAACCTTATGTTGGATGTGTAGGACGTTGTCCAACAGTCAATCAATGTTATTGTTCTAATATTAAATGACTGATAATTAGATAACTATTTATTCTGTAATAGGGCGTGTTGGACGGTTGGACAGTTGGAAGCAAAAATAAACAAAAGTATTTCAAAAATATCCTTTAACTGAAAAGACTATGATTACGACTAGTATCAATATTGAGCCATATTTGGCTGAATACATATGTGGAAAGTATAATAATGGTTCTGAAGAAGCATTCAGAATTCCAGACAATACAGACCTTTACCATACAATATGGACATTGATGGCTAAACGGCAAAAGAATCAATCTCCTGTTGATAATGGTAATCTGACGTTTATCCTTCCTGAAAGAAGAATTGGGAAGGATCCTAAAGTTTACAATTTCCTTTCTCCTAACTCTGTGAGATTGATAGAGAAAGAAGTGCGGCGGATGTTTAACCGTGAACTTCATGCTGCGATGGATGAAAATGATATGAATGGGCATCTTTTAAAGAACTTAGATGTTGTGCATCATTTCATGTGCTCGTATTGCATTGATTCTATTTCTGAAGATGCTCTTTTAAAAAACTTCTATAGGTGGAGAGAAAATATACGCAAAAGGAAAACACGTCGAGAATATAAAAAGAAGTTAAAAAATGGGTAAAAAATGACCGACCGAACTATCATTTTTGTCCATAAATGGCGAAAAAACGTCCGCTGTATGGCGAACTTGTTGAATATTAAATAATTATAAGATTATGAGAGAGCTAACTATTACTTTGAGAGTGAAACCTACAGGAAAAATGAAGAAAGAAGAATATCGTTTTCTTGCTGATCCTTTTTCTTTTACTCCTTCTATTACAGATTCGGTATCTGGCAAATTGTTCGATTGTAGTAAAGACATAACGATTGAAACTCCGGATGTAGATACTCTTCGGGAATTTTCCACTGCTAGGTCTGCTATTATTTATTTGTGTGATTCTTTAGAAAAGAATATTGCAATAGGTACAGATGATATTCCGGCTTTGGTTTCAATTTCTGCAAACTTGAACTCTGCAACCTTGAAAATTTCCTGTAAAATGCTCTATTCACCATTTTTGCCTGTATAAACAGTCCTTCATAGCCTTCTTTCGACGAACTATCTTCGCTGAAAAGATGCGCTACAATGAATAGGACATTTCTTCGTAACTTACTTATTACATCTAAACTCTTCATCACGGCAGAAGCTTATGCTACTGCCATGATGGAATGTTTTCCACTCCTGGATCAAAAGAACCCAGTGCCAGGGTCTTTTTTCTTTTTATCGGATCCGCCGACTTATAAAGACCAGGTAGATAAGGCGGTGGCTAAACTTAAAAGAGAAATAGCATGTACTGCAGAACTTAAGAGTATAAGCCTGACTAATGATTTCTCATCCGAGGAACTGCCTGAAGGTTCAATTGCTTATCATCGTATTTGGGGTACAATTACATCTAATTCATCCTGGTATTTCTCCTCAAAACAATTTGAGAGGGATTTGATTGCTGCAGAGGGAAACCCTTTAATATCTGTGCATTTCCTTCATATTAACTCCGGTGGAGGGGAAGCGTGGTATTTAGATCGGTTGTCGGAAACAATGCGCTCACTAAAGAAACCTGTGGAAGTCTTAGTTGAGCAGTATTGTGCTTCTGCCGGCTATTACATTGCTTGTCACAGTGCTAATGGTATACATACGCTAACGAAGAATGATCAAATAGGTTGTATTGGTACTATGATCAGCTTTTACGACTTCTCTGCTTACTATGAGAAGTTAGGAATAAAATTAATTCAAGAGAAATCGAGTCTATCTCCACTCAAGAATAAGAAATTTGAAAATTTACGTGCTGGGCATCCAGAACAATATATTGAAGAAGTTCTTGATCCACTTACCGTTCAATTTTTAAATGAAGTAAAATCTTCTCGTCCAAAACTTGCCAATCTCCCTGAAGATGATCCGGTATTCCAAGGTGAAACTTTTGATGTTCAACATTCGATAGATAAAGGGCTAATTGACTCTGTAATGACTCTTCCTGAAGCTATTGCCCATGCAAATTCACGTGGACAGGAATATCTGGACAGCATTTCCCTTCGAAATAAAATAAATCAGTATGTCTAATTTAACAATCAATTAATTATGAACTTTAGAGAAAAATTAGGAAATGTCTTACAACTTCTGAAACTGTCAGATAAGGCAACGGCTAAGCAATTAACGTCTGAAGACATTGTAGCAATTGCTACTCGTTATCAGAAAGAATTTCAGGCAAATCTTCGTGAAGATATGGAGGCGGATTCGGTGCAGCAGCAACAGCAAATGTCTCAGGATGAAATGAATCAGTTGCAATCGCTTTTGGCCGGTGTTGTGACTCCTCCTCCTGCAGTTGCTAATAATGCGGCAGAAAAGGAAGAAAAGTCGCTTAATCAGCCTGAAGCTACACCGGAAGGTGTTATCGAGTTAGCCAAGAGCGTCGTAAAGCAAAATGGTGAATTACAGAATTTAGTGAAACAAATGTCTGATCAAACTGCATCCGATACCCCATCTGCAGCGGTAAGAACTCCTGTAACTATGAGAATCAATGGTCCCGGCACTACTGCAAAACATCTGTTTGGTATTGAAGCTCCTATGTTTGACATGTCGAAACGGTGGAATAAGATTACGGAAAACCCTGATTACTCCTCTACTAATATAGAGGATGGTGAAGAGAAAGCCTTTTTTCAGGAGGTGGCTGTTTTTTCAAAATCTCTTGCTCGGCGTTATGAATATTTGAATAAGAATCATCTACTCGATCCAGTAAAGCTTGCTGCAGGTGAGTTCTCAACGGATCTTTCGGGAGTTGACGATGCCAAAGTCGGTGATCAATACGTAATTCGTCGTCAGGATGCATTAATCGCCCATGTCCTGAAGAAACGTGAGTTAACTCAATTCTTCCCGGTGAGATATGGCGTGCAGGATCATGACCTTGTATTCAATACTTTCTTTGATGAAGTTTCTCAAGGTTGGCAAGAAGGCGAAGTCTGGAAAGGCGGCATGAAGCTCGAAAATGAGATGGGCCATGTTGATGACGCTATGATTAAGATGAAATTCGGGCCAATGAAGAAATTGGAAAGAATGTACATCGGTTATCTCAATAAGGAAGGTTCTGATCCTATCAAGTGGTCTTTGATTGAGTATTGTATTGTCAATACCTTAGAAACAGCACAAGTAGAACAGAATAAACGTCGTGTTCGTGGTGTTTATGCCACTCCGGAAAAAGGGGTTCCATCTCATTTTTTGAATGCCTCTACGGGTATTATCTACACATTGCTCCGATATTATCATGAAAATAAAATTTTGCTGCATGACGATGAGTCTTATCGTTCATATACGAAGGAAAACATGGTCGATGCAGTAAAGGAGTTCGTAGCTGACATTATTGAAAAATGCACGGAAGATATGGATCTAGATCAGCATGTTATTTATCTAAATAGCTTGCATCAAACTTGGTGGAAGGAAGGTTGCCGGGCCAAGTACGGCAAAGACCTTGATTTCACTGGTCCTAACAGTTATCTGAATATTATTCCTGATACCGAGCTTCACATCCGATGGATGCCTTATTTAGGGCAAAGCTGCTTAATGTTCCTTGATATTCCAGGCAACTTGCAGTTCTTGGAATACATTCCAGGAGAGATGATGGCCTTTAAAGCAAAGGATGACATGGAAATGGTAAAATGTTGGTCTACCTGGAAGGAAGGTACAGCTGCCGCCTTCTTGGGACGCCGTTTCAAAACGCGTGCTGAACTTGTTCAAAACAATTTCGAATGGCAGCAAATTTTCATGAATAAGCCTTCCGTTAATGTTGCAGTTGATGCTACTGAAATTGACGCAAAGGATGGTTTTTGGCAAATTACAGGTGAAAATACAAAGGCTACTGTAATCACTGACATCAAAAATGCAAAACCAGGTGTCGGATACCTTATTGAATGTGGCTCCAAAACTAATGCTTCCAATATTTCCAAAACTGGTAAATTCGAAGATATCACTGCCGCTTATACTCCAACAGAAGAAGGTGATTATATCCTTGTTCTTCTGAACAGTAAGGGGAATTTCCGTGAACTGGAACGCTGTGTCGGTGGTGTACGTACGGTTAATACAGATTTGCAACCAAATCTTCCTGGTGTAAGATAGTTCTTTTCAGTTTTTAATAGGTGTTTGTTTTCAGGGGTGGGAGTTCTGCCCACCCTTTTTTCTTAACTACAAAATTGATGTTTTATGAAAGCTAAAAAAATCAGTAACCCTTATAAAAAAGGGAATCAATATGCACGTAAAATGCAGGTAAAACTCTTTTTATCTCTTGCACTTCTTTTTGCCATTGTTTTTGTTGTTGGTATGTTCCTAGATCCTGATCATTCCATGTTTTGTATGACAGGATTCACAGGAACTTCTCTTGCTTCTATGATGGCCATTGGTAATGTTGAAGATGTTTCTGACAAGAACACACATGGATCTAATATTGCCTATAAGATTTATCTGATAGATGTTCATCAAATCAATCCGGATGTGAAATTTCCGAGGGTCAACGCCAATCGTGAGGTTACTACTCTTCCAATGCTTCCGGGGGAATATATGAAGTATTTTGAAGCGCACGACATTCCAACCTATGTCGGCAATGGGGAAAAAGGTGATATTACAACAAGCGGAACAAATCAGTTTGTCGCGATCATGGGTGGCATGCGGGATCAGCTCTTAAACTTTATAGAGGAACACGCCGGTGGTAAGTTTGTGATATTGTTTAAGGAGATTGGAGAGGACCAATGGTATATATTAGGGGAATATGATAGACCGATGGTCTTGAAGTCTTATGAAGCGAAGAATGATAAAGATGGCCGTTATATAACCTTCACTTTTGAACGTACTTCTGTGACGCAGTATTACAAGTATGTTGGTGATATAGTTAAGGCTCCGGCGGAAGTGCATACAGCGGGAACTAAAGACTTAGCAGTTAAATCAACAAGCAACTCCTATGAGATCCCGAACGGTACTGATGCAACTTATGCGATCGAAACGGTTTCGGGCTTGACGAATAATGATAAAGGCAGGCATATCACTTTAACCGGTACTGGCACAGATAAGGCTGCAACAATAGCAGATGGTGCCACATTTATTTTGGAAGATGGAGTTACCTGGACAGCAAAAGCCGGCTCTTCCATTACATTCCGAATTTTGGATCCAGCCACTCTTATTGAAGTTTCAGGAAGTCGAATTCAAACAGCATAAATTATGTACGGATTTAAAGAGAAAACAAAATACTTTAATGAGTTACGTAATCCGGCGGCTGCCGAAGTGGATTTGCGTCTGCTTCGGACATCTGCCCCGGCACATCCTAAACTTAAGATGTTTGCCCGTAACCCACAACGCTATGCAGATGATATCCTTTATACATTGTTAGACTTTAAGCCAAAGGATGCTATCCGGATAAATCGTCGTGAAAGTGAAAAAGCCAAAGAAGCAAATGGAGAAGAAAATATACTTGATACCAGTGGAACATGTACTGGAGAAGAGATTCAATCAGGAGGGGACACTCCGGGAAATTGTGATAAAGCCGGGGACGCACTTGATATTTCTCAACAGTTGTTATCTGACAATTCAGAAGGATCAGGAGGAACTCTTGTCCGTTCTTCAAAAGCTGAAGATTCCCATGACGGAAATACGGAAACTGACTTGGTTGCTAAGGAAGGGGCAGTGGGAAGAACTTCAGTACAAGAAGAAAAGAACCCATTTGAGATCGATGCCGAGATTTACGAAAAGCAGGCTGAAACGGAACTGCGTAAGCAGAAAGAGCAAGAGGCGGAGAAATGTGCACCTCAAGCTGCAGAACAAGTTGAAGTCTTGGAACAAGAGAACCAGGAACTGAAAGAAGAGCTCGAGGCGGAGCAGGATGCAAGAACAGAAGCTGAAGAACGTGCGGAACAGGCTGAACAAGCCTTAGAGGAAGAGAAAAAAAAAGAACCTACCAAGGTAGCTCCAAAAAGCAAAAGCACGAAGAGTACCCGCAAATCGACTGGGAAAACCTCGAAGACGAAAACGTCCAAATAGCTACGATTCTGTACAATGATCGTGTGCAGACTTGGAAAAAAATGAAGCAGCTCGATGAATTGCTAGATAAGAAACCGACCAGTCGTGCAGTCGTTGACATGGCTGAACTACGAATTCGGAACTTACTGGCATTCTCCGAGCTGCAAACGTACAACGACACTGGAGTATTTCGGTACAAACATCCGCTTATCGTTCATCGGTCTGAAAGAGCTGAATTAGAACGTTTACGAACGTCTGATCCCTTGGAGTTCCTTCGTCGGTATAAGAATTGCTCCGATAATATTCGCAGATACGAATCCTTTCTAAAGCGTCCGGAACGTATAGATAAACGGACGCAAGATAAAGAACATCTTCGCCGGTTTCGTGACCGGGAAGCCTTATTTAAATCAATTCTCGAAGAATCAAAGTAATTATGGAAAAGCTAATAGAAGTATTTAATTTGGGTAGTTTGCCGACTGCCCCGCTGGATTCGTTCTTAGAGCTTCAGGAGGATTTTAAGAAATCGGATCCTGATAAATTATCGAAACTACAGATGCTTATTATCACCCGTGGTTTCAAGTATGCATTTAAAGCCTGGAAGGATCCGGATGGAAAGTTGTGGATTATTGATGCTCATCAGCGACGCAAAGCATTACTAGCATTGCGAAAATCAGGGTTTACAATACCTGAGATACCTTACGAACCAATCTTTGCTGCAGATAAAAAAGAGGCTGTAGAAGAAATAGCAGCGTATAACTCGGAGTTTGCAACAAAGAACCCCGATACTTTACTTTTTAAAAAGTATGATATTGATGGCGACACAATGGAGCGTTTTAACCTCGGTTATGAGGTCAAAGCTGTAGATTATTCCATTGCAACTCCTTTGTTCGCACAAGAGCATGAGTCTGAAAACGTACAGGAGGATGTGGTGGATTTTTCTATTCCTTCTGAAAACGAAGATTCTCCTGGTTCTGTTTTTGCCCAGTCTGGGGATATTTGGTTGCTTGGTAATACTCGTTTGATGTGTGGGGATTGCCGGTCTAAAACGGATGTGTCTGCACTAATGAATGGTCAATACGCTGATTTGCTTGTCACAGATCCGCCGTATAATGTTGCCTATCAGGGAGCGACGGAGGATGAACTGACTATTCAGAATGACTCGATGGAAAATGATCTGTTTGCCACCTTTCTTCGTCAGGTATTTACAGTTATGTTCTCAATCTTGAAGCCAGGTGGTGCTTACTATGTATTCCATGCCGATAGTGAAGGCGAGAACTTTCGGGCATCTCTCCGGAAGGTGGGATTTAAAATATCACAATGCTGTGTGTGGGTCAAGAACTCGATGGTTATGGGCCGTCAGGACTATCAGTGGCAACATGAACCTTGTCTCTATGGATGGAAACCTGGTGCTGGTCACTTTTGGAATTCTGATCGGAAACAAACGACTGTCTGGAACTTTGATAAACCACAACGGAATGCCATTCATCCAACCATGAAGCCTATTGCTCTAATGGCTTATCCTATATGCAATTCTAGTTTACCAGGGCAGATTGTTGCAGACTTCTTCTCCGGATCCGGTTCTACACTCTTGGCATGCCAACAAACAGACCGAATTTGCTGTGCAATGGAGATAGATCCACGTTATGTCTCTGCTACTGTATCTCGCTACCGGGCTATGTTTCCGGAGCAACCTGTTCGGCTTATCCGTGGAGGGGAATTGATGAATACTGAAGAAACATTAAAACTCATTGCATGAAAAATGAACTGACACCTACCTCTGATGTAGACCAGATTACTCAAATCGGTGAGGAGTATGTATCCCAGGTGCGCACGTTTGGCACACTTGGTTACACTCCACAACGCATCTGCAGTCTGCTTGGACTTCGTGGTAAGGAGAAGTTAGCATTGATTGTCCGAATTACTCTCTCTGGAGACGTGTATTATGATGCATATAATAATGGGCGTGCTCTTGGAGAATATAATATTGATGCAGAACTTGCGAAGAAGGCAGAAGCTGGAGACATTGATGCGATTAACACTTTGGAAGAACGTAAGAATTTACGTGTTGAATTAGACCTACGAAAACAACTGTTTGGAGTATGACACAATTAGACCACCTTGATAAGATACATCCGGATCTGATTTCAGAATTCCTGACGACTGGAAGTTGTTCTGGGATTCCGGAGGAAATTCGGCTATTTTTAAAGCAGCTACAATGGGCGGCAGAGATATTTGAATATGAGAGAAATATCACTCGTGCAGCCAAGTTATTACGGCAGAGGATTAATGCTTCTCAACGGATTAATATTGATGAACGGACTTGTAAGGCCCGTATCTATGCTGCCATAAATTACTTTAATATCGATAATAATGTATCTATCAAGGTTTGGGAGTCTAATTATGCAGACAAATACGAGGATTTGGCGAAATTATGCGCTGTAAGGGGAGATTACAAGACACAGGAGAAATGTTATAATGCGGCCTTAGAATGTCGACGTAGAGCCTCGGAAATAGCCGAAGCGGATCGTGATCTTGGCATTGTCTTTCTTATTTCTCCGAATCTTACTCCTGAAGATCTCGGCTTTCAGAAGAAATCAATCAAGGAGATTGCACGTAAGAACAATGAGGGATTTTATATAAACCTAATTGATTCGCTCCCTATTGAGAAGGCTGATAAAAAACGTTTGTTACGTGATGCTGATATCCAGGAAGCAGAAATTATAGAACCTGAAGAGACGGGAGAATAATATGGGTATAGAACTTTATTCACAATCATCACAATCGCTTAGTGCTGGTGTTGCTACTTTAGATTTGACAGCATCGTTTGAAGAATGCTATCAAAATGCGATGCAGATTAGGGCGAATGTCGTTGACTCAAATGTGCTCATTGTAGAAGCCGGTCGTGCTACGGGTAAAACTGAAGGAGTGATGGGACCACGTATCATTCGTGTTGCAAATGATATGCCTGGAGAACTTTCATTCCTGGTTCATAAAACATACGTGGCTCTAATGACAAACGTGTGGCCTAATATTCAGGCATATTTTTCCAAGCCGGTGGGCGATGGGCGGCGTTCTATGCTTGAATATGGTATTGATTACATCGTGGGGGAAACGAAAATACCTTCCCATTTCCGAAAGCCTCGATATCCGATTGCTTATCCAAAACATAGCATTCTGTTTCGTGATGGCCATCATCTGCAAATGGTGAGTTCTGATCAGCCTGAATCTGTTGCCGGTCGAAGTGGAGTGCATGCCTTCGTGGAGGAAATGAAACACAATAAAGGAGAGAAGTTAAAAACTCGTTTGTTCCCGTCTCTGCGTGGTTCTTCAGCTTCTATCCGTATGTCACATTATTATCAAGGCATAACCGGCGTGTCAGATACTGCTCGTTTGGACTTAGGGGAAGACAATTGGTACGAAGAGTATGAAAATAATGTCAATCAGCAGCTTATTGATGAGATCGCATCAGCTTCTTTATATCTGCATGCAGCCCTATATAAAATATACCGCAATAATATCCGGATGAGAGAGGAAAAGAATCCTGTTATCATTGAATCCCTTCGTTTGGAAACAGAGAAAGCAAAACGTGTTGTAGCAGCTTGGAAGCCACGCCTTGCGGATATGCGTAGAAATGCGAGCTACTATATCCGTGCTTCTTCTTTTGCGAACAAGGATATACTAGGACCTAAATTTTTCCGCACACAGCTTGAATCACTTGATCTCGATGAGTTCTTAACTTCTATTTGTGCAATCCGCAAGAAGGAAGTCGTTAATAAATTCTTTGCAAACTATCGGAAAGACAAGCACCAGTTCTCCGATGGCTATCGCTATGAATCAATTTTAAAACTTGATTTGCGTGAACACTTTGTTTTAACTTCCAGGTATCTAAAATATTACGATAAACGTGAACGGATCTTTCTTGGCTACGATCCCGGACACTTTTCCAGTATTGTTGCTGCCCAGGAAAGGGATTATGGGCATGAACTCCGTGTCCTGAAAGAATTTACCTGTTATTATCCGGCAGAACAGCCGGAGCTGGCAAAGCAAATATTTGATTATTTTGGAACTGATGCGATTAATAAACATATTGTGCTTTATCATGACCGGGCAGCCAATAAACGCCGTGAAGACCTTGAAAAAATAACGTCTGATGCTCGTATATTGAAAAGAGAATTAGAAAGTTACGGCTTTACTGTTGAACTTATGAACGAAGGACAATCCACAATCTACCACTGGCAGCAATTTAAGCTTTTATTACTCTTGTTTGGTGAGCGAAGTAATGCATTACCCGTATGTCGGATAGATGAGAATGAATGTCCGAACCTTTGTAGTGCCATTCCACTATCACCTTTAAAGAAAACGGATGGGCGTATTGAACTAGATAAATCTTCTGAAGTTAAAGTGCCACTGAAACACCAGGCAGGGCTTACAACGCAGCTTCCTTCTGCACTTATCTACCTACTTTTCGGGCTATACGGTGATAGAATACAAGGTGAATTAAGTAATATACCGGATGATTTGCCCGAAAATATAGGGATATAATGTACATACTAGAGTAATATAGTTATCCGTAAATCTTATATAATATCACGCTTTTGACATCGTTTTTATATGTAAAATACAGGTTTACAGGTAAAAGACATTTTGAAAACAAAAAAACGAAAAAATGTACGACGAAATTCTCCACGCCCCGCTGAAAAAGCGGTTTGAGGTGCAAAAAAAGGCATTTGTCCGGAAATATGACAGTGCCCTCGGCTCGTCCTTTCGAGAGGGGGGTAAAAACGGTAATTTCGAGCATGGAAACGACGATGACAGGCATAAATGCACTGCAATGGGCGAAGGAGATCTCAAAGTTGCCGGATGGGTGCTTCACCATTGCTTTCTTCCCTTACTCTAAGCAGAAAGGAGAGGCTTCCGAAAGGTTGGCAGTGAGGGAGGGGTGCACATTCCGAACGCAACTTCCTGAAGAACGGTTCAGTATTGATGGTGAGAACTTCTTTCTCTTTAATGATGGGAACGGTGATCCCAAAATGTGCTATCGCATACTTATTCGCTACATGGGGTTTCCTCAAGATGGATATAAATTGCATAAAATAGACTGGTTATGAGTGATAGTGTAGAGATGTTGGGAAATTATGGTTACTATGCAGAGAGTGGTAGTGTCATTTCCTTTCAATTAGGTACGAATCCCACGGCAGGGCTGAAGGATCCGGGCTTCGTTAATTCAAATACAATTCTTCCTGCAGACTACAATTGGCAGTCAATTGGTGGGTTTAATGTGTGTGCACGTGGAGCTAATAACATGAAGTGTGAAGAGGTAGAGAACGATATCAAGAAGAACCGTTTATTGCCTCGATTGATAACCAAACAGGTTAATATGCTTTATGGGCTTGGCCCGGCTATATACGTCAAAAGCATAAAAGACGGAAAGCTCGTTAAGGAGTGGGTGGATTGTCCGGAGATAATAGCCTGGCTTGAATCCTGGAAAGGCCGTGGTCTGGAGTCTGATTACAAAGAAGTAGCTAAGGGAAATATCAAGAACTACTATTACTTTCGTGACTACTTTGTAAAATGGCGCATGACGCTTGGTAACCGTATTGGAGAACAACGGCCGGTAGCTGGTCTTGAGTTGATGGAGAACAGACGATGCCGGTTGGCAACACAGAAAAAAGATGTTGTTACAGAGTTGGTCAATTATAAGGACTTCACTCATATTGCAGTTGGGCGATGGAGTTATGGCATTTCTAAATATTTGTTTTATCCTCGTCTGGTGATTAATGACATTCGGAATATCAAATGGGCGGCAATATCTCACCATCGCGAAAAATCGGTTAGTGAATTTTATGGCGTAAATGAAACTCATGAAGGGACAAAAGCCTATATCAAAGGCTCAAATGATACTGCTTATTACATAAACTCTTTCTTAAAGAATTCGTTGGCCGCTAAGATTCATATCATTATCCCGAATGCGTGGGTTGAATCAAAGCGTGCACAAATTACAAAAATATGTAATGAGAATATGGAGCGAAAAAGAAAGAACGAACCTCTTCTGACCTATAATGGGATTGAAATCGGAACAACCTATAAAGAATCGTATTTTCTTAAATACCTCAAGCAGGAACTACGCAATATTAGTGAGTATCTTTCTGGGGCAGATAATCAGGGAAAAGCTTATGCTACTATCAGCTTTAAATCAGGGGCCAGCGAGGAAGAACGTTGGAAATTTGAGGTCTTAGACCTGAAATATAAGGAGTATATTGATGCTCTTATTACCTATGATAAGCGTGCAGATGAAGTTCTTTTGTCATCGGTTGGATTGGATTCTTCTATCTCGAGCGTTTCTAAAGATGGTGTCATATCAAAATCCGGAGCGGATGTATATTACAATTATTTGATTTACTTGATGTCTCTTACACCGGATGATGAAATCTGTTCAGAGCCCTTTAATATGGCTATTCAGATCAACTTTCCAGAACTATATAAACAAGGATTCCGCTTTGGCTTTTATCGTGAGACACCTAGCCGACAAGAAGAAGTAACTCCTAATGAACGACTAAATAAACAGCAATCATGAAACTGAAAGACTTATTTACCGACATTTCCGGATTTGCAGAGTTTGTTCCTGGTATCGATGCAAATACAAACTTTGCATTGCTTAATAGCCATGCTGTTACTGCTTATAAACGGATTGCAAACATTGTGAGTGTTCCTGTATATGAAAAAATCATAGAACAGGGGAAGAGCGAAATGTACGATTATCTTCGGACAGCATTGGCTAACCTCATCATGGCAAATGATACGATTTTCGATGTTCTTCGCAAACGAAAAGCGGCTATTGATATCTACAAGTACGAGCAGGAAGCTATAAGAAGAGCTTATTATGAGAATTATTATAATGCAATGGATTCTCTCATTGCACTTCTCAATCAGTCTGAAAATATGGGATGGGAAGATACCAGGTATTATAAAATGCTTGATAAACTGCAGATAAAGACAACCGAAGAGTTCGACCTGTTATACTGCATTGATTTATCGTATCTGTTTTTCTTTCGCTGTATCCCAATCCAGGTTGAAGTCCTGGAGGAGAATTTTGCTGGTTACCTTGAGCGTGCAAATGAGAAGCCGTCTGTTTTATCATTGATTAATCGAGCACTTGCAAAGAAAGTGGTAGCAGTTGCTTTAACCAGGTTTGATATATTAGAGTTCCCATCCACTATCCGGAATCTTTTTGATGATTCAAAAGCGAGTAGATCCGGAAAGGATGAACAGGAGAGATTGCTTATTTTATCTGCCCAATTACAAGATCAGGCGAACAGTTTGATTAAAGATATCGACTTGTTGTTGTCAGATCCACAGAGTAGCGATATTGAGACAGAAACTTCCTTTAATCAACCTGAAGATAAAATACAATTAATGCCATGATCGAGTTTTATGTACATCAGAATAAATTTGCGATCCCCAATGCTTGGGAGGAACTTACTCCGGGACTATTTGAGGGTATCATGGCCGATATGAATCTAGTCACAAAAGGCGAACTTTCACCGGCTATGCTTCAGGTTAAACATATCTGTCGTGCAATGGGCTGGAGCCCGAGGAACTTGGTCCGGACTAAGGAGGAAGATACGCTGTCTAATCTTGCCTGGTTGGGAGAGCAAGTTGATTTTATTTTTCGAATATCATATCCGGATCAGGATGCAGCTCTTCAGGAGCTATCTAAGGAAGACTATGTAAAAGCCAAGAAAACACCTCCGGAGAGGCTGAATATATCAATTGCACGTTATCTTTCAAAGTTGGATTATAAGTTCGTGTTAAATGGTTGCTTTTGTGCACAATTGATTCCGTATGTCTCTATTCAGGGACAACTGTTTTCCGGATATACTATTGATACTAGTTTTAGTCAACTGACTTGTTCTCTAACAGCTCTACAATTCATAGAGGCTCGTTCGCTGCTCGGATGTGATCAAAAGATGTTGCCGTTACTTGCTGCTATTTTATACCACCCAGGACTTTATGATTCGGAGTCTGCACACTCCTTGGCTAAATCATTTGAAAAGTTACCTGATGCAACATTGCAGAGTATTGCATTCAATTTTTCATCATTTGTCAACTATCTGTTTACGACTACACAATTTCGGATCCTGATTGCAGGTGAGAGCGAAAAGAAAAGTCTTATAACGACTGGTGCACTTGAATCGCTTTATAATTTGAGTAATGATGGACTAGGAGATATTTCAGCGATTGAGCAAATGAATATAATCAAGTACCTTACAATTTTACGTAAGAAATTGATAGAAACGGTACGGAGCATGAATTTTGCAGAAATACCCGTTGTGGATATCGCTAAAAATACGGGGTTACCAATTTCATTAATAAAACAGATAATATGATTTTTGAGATTCTCAAATATTACGCTCAATTCCCGAATCATAGTAAGGTGATTGAGCTCTTTTCAAAAGGACGAAGTGAACTTCCTGAATACGTCGCAATACAGGAGGAAATTAAAAGTTTGTCTAACTCTTCCCGGATCCAGGGATTAGACTACTATATTTTTGGGCAGAGTTTCGATTCGGTCAAACAGAATGTTGATCGTATTCTCTCCGGAACCTATTTGTTTGTGGAGATTGGTGATATTATGTCTAAACGTGATCAGAAGAATAGTATTCAGGATGAAGTGCAAATGGCCGTTACCATCGCTGCAAAATCTGCCGAAATGGACTTGATAGAGGAAGCGATACAATCAAAGCGTACACTCGCCATGCTGCAACAGCTACGAGTTGCGATGACCTCTGATCAAAGAAGTACTCCCTGGTTAAAAGAGTTGTCCGGATCATGCCAGATTCGCCCATTTGTGGCAAAAGAATTTGCCTCTATTGGCTGGACGATGATGTTCGAAAGGGAAGGAAGCGATTTATTTGATATAAAGCGTTTGATTAATCGTAATGTATAAAATCTGTAAATATTGATAAGATGAAGTGCGATCAAAAGTAATATTAATCTTTAGATAGAGAAGGGAAAATGAGCTTAAATGAGTGGTTGGCGGTGTTGGGGGCTGTAGGAGGTACTTCCACGATAACTTGGTTTGTTACCTTTTGGGTGAATCGAAAGACGAATGCCCGGAAGGAGGATGCTTCTGCCGATGGCATGGAGATACAGAACCTTTTGAGTATAATCGCTGCTCAATCAACACAGATTGACAATCAAGAGAAGAGAATGGGTGTAAGGGATACCAAAGTCGATTTCTTGTATTCTGAAAATAACAAGCTACGCTCCGACCAGCTTGAATTGATACGGGAAAAACATGAACTGGAACTCCGGCTCAAAGAAGCTGAATTAAAGAAGTGTGATGTAAGGGGCTGTATTAAAAGACAGCCGCCAAGTGATTATTAATTTAAAAAAGGATAAAACGAAATGAAGGAAATTGATGCTATTATCATTCATTGCTCGGCAACGCATGCTGGGCAGGATTTACGTGCAAAGGATATTGACCGGATGCACAAACAAAGGGGATTCAGCCAGATCGGTTATAACTTCGTCATTGACCTGGATGGAATGGTAGAGAATGGGCGCCCGCTTTCTATTGACGGTGCGCATTGCAACACGAAGGGCTTTTCTACTACATCGTATAATAAACATTCCGTTGGTGTGTGTTATATTGGCGGACTGGATACAAACGGGAAACCTGCTGATACACGGACGCCCGCTCAAAGAGCTAGTTTACGTGAGTTGGTGGCAAAGCTCTGTAAGGAGTACTCGATTATTGAAGTTCTCGGCCATCGCGATACTTCACCGGACTTGGATGGAAGTGGTGAGGTAGAGCCTGGAGAATACATTAAGGCTTGTCCCTGCTTTGATGTCAGGAGTGAATTTTCTAATTTCTTGCGTAATACAGTTATCCGGCCATGAAGCGATTAATCTACATTATCATATTGCTGATGTCAGCATTATGTTTGTTTTCCTGCAAGTCTTCTCGCAATATTGAGACGCATAAGCAGGTGGATTACTCCGGAGACTTTCAATATCTACGGAAGGTAATGGAAGAGTTACGTATAGGCTTAAATAAGCAAACGAAGATTGTGAATGACCGGTTAAGTGATCTGAAGATTGAGAATACGACTGTCTATCTTTCAGCACCGGATTCAACCGGTAAGCAGCACGTAGTCAAAGAAAGTACAACCAAGGCTTCTAAGCTAGAACAGGAAAGGAGTGAAATTGATGAAACACTATCTATTACCATGCAGCACTTCTCCAGTCAATTGGATACTCTTAGTAATAAGGTCGATGTTATATTGAGCCAAAAGGATAAGATTGTAGAACTTTCATGGTGGGATTTACATAAAGACACTGTTATTATCTGTATTATCGTAATTATACTAGCAATCATAGCACGATTGAAAAAATAAGCAGTACCTTTGTTCTCGAAATCATCAATTTCAATCCGCGACGGCGGATTTTGCCCCGGCTAAGTGTAGTCGAGGCTTTTTTATATATAAACTTTAAAACTCAAATAAATGGAAAATAACTACGATCATGACTCCGTTCAAGAGTTGTTAACATGGGCGAAAGAAACGCTCAAAAATAAATCCTACCCGTCTGGACGCTATCAAGTTAATAAGAGTACTGCAATTTTAGATTGCGGAAAATATCTTGAATCAATGATTGCGGTGATTTCCAGAAATTGGGAAAATCCGACTTTTCATCCTACTATCGGGCAATTACGAGAATTTAGAATGAAAATAGAAGAGGTAGCCGAATGAGCTACTTTTTTTTCTTTGTATAGTGCTGTAATTAGTTGAACTTTTCATATTTCTTTAATCCTTTTTAGCTCAAGCTAAACAAAGCTAAGTGGTTGATAATAATCTGCTTATTGCTACGTTGTTCAAGGTGGTTGTGTTATCTTAGCTGTACAATAATAAAAAGATAATAAGCCATGTTTGAAAAGAAGAATTACAAAAAAGGACAAAAAGTTACTTACCAGAAAAAAATATACACTTGCGATGGTTACGAATGGACTGTATGTACTTCAAAAGTTGTATGTATTTACGGTAATACAATGCTGATGGATAACGGAGATAGTATATCTGTTTTCTAACTAATAAATTAAATTATAATTAGGTCTGGAATAATCATATTCCAGACCTTTTTGTATCCTATTTTAGCTCAAGCTAAACAAAGCTAATCTGTTGATAATAAATGAGTTATTGCTACGTTGTCCGGGCTTATTGTGTTATCTTTGAAGTACAAAAATAAAGGATAAAGCATTATGAACGAGCAAATTACCAACATTTTAAACCAGAGAATAACAAAGACTAGCAAGATACAACAATTGCTTCTTTTAGGATTAACCCGCCGCCAGGTTGCAGACCTTGTAACAAACGGAAATTACGGTTTTGTACAAAACGTATATAAAAAGATGCTTGAGGCTGGAACCTTTGCTCCTGCAACCAGCACAACCGCTTCTTTACCTGAAGTGGACTACACTTTTAACCGCCGCTTCGGAATTGAGATCGAAGCATACAACTGCACTCGTGAACGCCTTGCTCACGAACTTCAGGAAGCCGGAATAAACGTAGCGGTTGAAGGATATAACCACACAACAAGTTCACGCTGGAAACTGGTAACAGACGGAAGCCTTTACGGAAACGATACTTTTGAATTGGTAAGCCCAATATTGGAAGGGGAAAGCGGATTGAGAGAGCTTGAGAAAGTATGTTGGGTACTTGACCTTTGCAACGTGAAAGTAAATAATTCTTGCGGATTACACGTCCACATGGATACGGCGGATTTCAACATAAATACTTGGAAAAACTTAGCACTTAGTTACAAGAACATAGAGGACACAATAAACGCTTTCATGCCGGTTGGCCGCAGAGATAACGAATACTGTAAAAGCTTAAGCAGAATATCTGAAAGAAAAATACTGCAGGCAAACACGCTTGACGATCTTCGGGCAGCTTTTAGGAATGACCGCTATCACAAAGTGAACCTTGAAGCTTACGCCCGCCACCGGACAATAGAATTTCGCCAACACAGCGGTTCTACGAACTTCACAAAGATGAAAAATTGGGTTCTTTTCTTAGGCCGAATGATTACCTTTGCACAACAGGCGAAAGTTGAAACAGGAACAACGCTCCAAAACCTGCCTTTCTTGACGGATGACCAAAAAATATATTTTAAACTTAGAACGAAAAAACTTAGTAGATAATGAATGATAGAAATTACTTATTGCAGGATGGCGGAACAATAACCGCCACCTGCGCTGCAGATTTTGTAACCAAACTTCGTGTAGGCAGCCGTTTTGATTCCGAATGTACGGATCAGGAATATATGTTCAACTTTGCTGACCGATATCACGACCAAACAGGAAACGTTATTCGTGCCGATTCTCCGGATAATTTTATTGAAGATTTAATGGCTTTTGGATATATAACTGTTAAATAACTAATCCGATAAAGAAATTGTTATCAAAAGTTTTGTTTGTGATAATAATTTCTTTATCTTTGTAGTGTCAAACAAAAGAGCTCTTTGAATGACTGATGAAGAAGCGCTAAAAGCGCGGGTAGATGAGTTAATTGAAAATCTTAACTACTACCTCCGAAATTATAACCGCCTCATTGGGCATGGTTATAGAAAAGCGGTGCTCGACGCAGAAATTGAATATCTCAAGCTTGAGATACAAAGATTATCTGCTCGGTAGAAAAAGAGTTCCCTGCTCGACGGGGTGGGGAACTCATCTTCTTCATTATTTTGTTTTATCTAAAATTTATGTAAGATGGGAGTAAAAGAAGATTTTTTCAGATTAAAAACAGCATGTCTCCAGGCTAAAGGTACTGATCGTGAAAAAGCGGAAAAAGAAATGGACGATTTCTTTGATTCGTTACGACCGGAAGACCAAAAGGAACTGCAGGCGGCTATTGATGAGGATTTTGCTCGGATTCACCAAGTGGTTGAAGATGCTAAAAAAATGAAAAGACAGATTGAGGTACGAAAGATCTTATCTGAAGTACTTCCATTCATTTCCGTTTCTGAGTTTGCTAAGCAATATTTTGATAAATCGGCTTCCTGGTTGCATCAACGTATTAACGGAAATGAAGTTCATGGGAAGGTTGCTGCTTTTACAGAAAAGGAATTGGCAATTTTATCTGATGCATTGAAAGATGTTGCTGATAAACTGAAAAGTGCAGCAATTGCATTATCTTGATAAAAAACTCAATATATTTTTGGATTGTTTCGTTTTTCTTGACTATCTTTGTTTTTGCCAAGTAAAAACCATATTTCAACTCCTCATATCGTGTAATCCGTAAAATCGGATTCCGGGCGGTTCCGGTTGGCGCACGATATGAGGAGTTGATTTTATTAATTAAAATATAATTAGATACTATGAATAAAATAGAGAAAGAAAGATTTCGTAAAATCTTTGCTGATAAAATAAAGAGTGAGACTGCAGGAATGACTGCAGGGATGTCGCGTGAGTTAGAAGATCTGACTTTTGTATATGATATTCCTTTTAATGAGAAATGTGTATATGATAAGTCCGAAGACAAATGTCTGCAAGCAGAATTTTGGATTATTTTTAAATTTGATATTCGTGAGCCCTCCGGTTGTCGGGTGATTATTGAGAAACACTGGCTTCATGCCACCAAAAGTGAGCATCTATTAACTTTCTCTATTGACTGTAAAGATATTGACTTACCTGAAAATATTCAGTATATTGATCATGTGGAGAAAATCGTTCAATGTATTCAGGAAGCATACGACTTGGCGATAACAAAATCTTCTTATTTATAAATGTATTATGTCTGGAAATAGTAGCAATATTGATAAAATAATCCAAGAGCTACGTTCCTTGGACTTAAGTAAATATCCACGTGAAGAAATCGAATCTTTATTGAAGCAGATTGGTCGCATTCCTGTGCTTGTGACTATTCTTCATCCCGGAAGATTAGTCATTAGAGGTAGAGTATATAATGATGGTGAAGATTTTACTTCCATTCAGAGTCATTCGTATAATCCTTTCCCAAAGGAAGAGTACCAAAGGGCTAATATTCCAAACCAATCAATGTTTTATGGGGCAGTTACTTCTGACATAGCTGAAGATCCAGTAGCACGAGTTACAATCTTAACAGAGGTGGGAAATACTATTAGTGATAAAGTCGAAAAAGAAAAGGCTATGTTTAGTGCTTGGGAAGTTATAGATGATATATCGTTATTTTCGATAATACAGACGAAGCATTATCAAACTCCTAATAAGCTCATTAAAGAACTGGAAGAACGTTTTAATAATGAGTTTGTGGATATGGAATCTCTCAAATTTATCGACTTTATAGCCTCTGAGTTTGCGAAAAGTGATACAGCTGAAGATTATAATTATATGATATCAGCAATATTCTCAGCTTTTGTTTGTAACGATGTGAATTTTGATGGTATATATTATCCAAGTGTTAGAACAACAGGGGCAGGTATGAATGTAGCCATTTTGCCAGAAGCTGTGAATGCGAAGATGAGATTCCTAGGAGCTGTAGATTGTGATGTAATACGAAATGGTTTGGATATTAAGATTACAGAGAACAGAAAATCTATTATTAAATTAGAGTATATTCCAATAATAGATGCGGACTATAAATAGGGAAAGTAACCTCATTTTAAAAACACACACAATGAAAAAAGTAGTATTTGTTCTGTTATTTATGTTTGTAGCGTTGGGGAGCTATTCACAAGACCCCTGGAATCCTATTCGTACTTATTGTGAAATCGTGGGAACCGGTAATCTGACAGGTACCAAAGTGAAAATTGAAATCGACTTCGGGCAGGCTCAAAAGTATTGGTCGAAGCATTCCGATAATTTCTTGGTAGATGCGGATGGTAAAGAGATTAAGTTTAATTCTATGGTTGATGCCTTGAACTACATGGCGAGATTCGGATGGAAGTTTGAACAGGCTTATGTAATCACAGAAAATTCAACAATGTCAAAGAACAATGTTTATCACTATCTATTAAGCAAGGAACTTCGGGGAGATGAAAGTGTAAATGATGGTATTTACACAAAGGGAGATCATGATAGTGAGCAAGTGAAGGATAAAGCTCCCAAGGAGAAGCCTGCTAAAAAGAAACGGGAAATAGGGGATGATATTTATTAATTCGTTTTTTTCTTTTGCATTTTCGAATATAATTCCCATATTTGCAGTGCTAAACATCTACGGAATGTTATCCGTACCGCGAGCTTCGGTTAATGCTCACGAAATTCGAGGGCTTTTTTTATGCCCTTACCAATCGTTTTCCTGATGTTAGGAAAATGATATATACGAAATAGGCGGCTGCCTTTCCCATTACACTTTTGCTTTCGGGCGGAAATCTGTAGATGTTTAGCGACACGGGAAACGGCGGCCGTTCTTGTGTTCTATAATTGCCGAAATGCTAAACATCTACAGTTATGAAAAAGAAAAACCAATCGGCTTTAGTGCCGGTAAGTAAGTTGCAAAATTATTTTAGTGGACTCGCAAATCTGCTTGCAAAAAACAGCGATTCCTATGTCGTTTCTCATTCAGGTAATACTACCTCTATCGAACTTTCCCCAGGGCAGTACATTACGATATCAACGCAGAAAGGAGGTCAATCATGATGTTCTTTATTCACCATGTTCAAACTTATTCTAATGTGAATAAGAAGGGGCAGGAGATGTGCGAATTCGCATCTTCCTTTGATCGTCTGCTTATTACCGATGAATGTTCCCTTGATTCTTTGAAATGTTCCTTTGAAACAAAGGTGGAGGAACTTAATAAAAAGTATCCCAAAACAAAAACTATCACTTTCAGTCGTGGACACCTGGATGCACATGGCGGGCAATTTAGTGTCAAAGTTGGACACGATGATTGTCAACCGGTTTGTTCTGTTTCGTTTTCGCCGGTTCGTGGATATTATTCTTTTGGTGAAGGTGGTCTTGAAATAAAAGCATTGAAAGGAGGGGATAATCATGAGTAGACATCGTTTTCATGTAGATAAGGAAACATCGTATTATCCTGATGGAAAGAAAGTGGATGTTTTTTCAGTAGATTGTGATGGAGATTTTGTAATTTCAGCAATCTCACGTGACGAGATAGTGGATTTGGTGCAAGTTTTAAATTTTGCGTTAACTGATTCTGTAGACAAGAAGGAGGTAGATAATGGAAAATGATAAGATAACCGATGTCAGCGTTTATATTGCTGCTTTACAAACTACTTTTAAACCGGCATGGGATGCCCGGCATACAACGCATTGGTTCACAACTGATGAAGTTTACGAATCCATAAAAAACTAGATCCGGGAGCTAATATCTCGAAAGATGACATATTTAAAGCTATGACAGACGCTGGTTTTAAGTTCCAGAATCGCCCCGGGGCATCGGGGTGTGATTTTCGGTGGATGCTTGAACTGAAAAATAATAAATAATCAAGTTCCGGAGAGTGAAGCTGTTCCTCTCCGGATTTTTTTGTCCTTTACCTTCCTTCTTTCCCTTAGTACATTCGCTAAAAATAACAGCGAATATGATTTCAGAAGATTTAGTCAAACAGCGATTTGTGCATGATACAATTTCTCAAGGTATCAATCTCATTTATCAGGCTCAAGAGAATGTCGTCCGTACTTACCTGAATACCCGTTCAGGCCGACTGTTGTCAAACTTGCAGCGTAGACCATTCACTATCCAGGAGTCCGAAGGCAAACAAGAATACTTTATTCGTATTTTTCCGTATCTCCGTTATCTTGATATTCGATATCGACGGGGAAACGACCGAATCTCACGCCATATCCGGAGCAACCTGGCTTTGTACAATCGAACGGTATGGGGAGTGCTTTATCATGAGACTTTCCCTGAATTGCGTTATGGCTACAATGAAGCTATCAGAAAAAAGATTCGTGAGCAATTAGAGCAAGCATTAATCTACGAACAATCTCAAAACTGGTAATATGGGAAAGAAGCATTTGTCGGAAGACGAAATCAAGTATATTGTATCTGCTGAATCTAGTCAGGCCCAGCGGGATATTCATGAACTGACTAAGGTTACAAAGCTGCTCAATAAAGAAGAAAAAGCACGTCGCACTGCGATGATCGAACTTGAAGCGCAAGGCAAAAAGAATACTAAGGAGTATCAGAACCTGGACAAAGAAGCCAAATCGCTTTCTAAGCAGATAACTGATAATAATAAGAAAATTGGAGCATTAACCAGGTCACTGGATGTCAATGCCATGACCGGACGTCAATTAAAGAAGGTGGCTAAGGAGTTAGCTGCTACACTTGATGATATGTCGGAATCTGCGGATCCGGAAGAATATGCAAAACTTAGTAAGAGGCTGGGTGAGGTACGTAATCGGATAACAGAATTGAAAGGATCCGGTAAGAATATCAAAGCTGAATTTGGGACGATGGAATCTGCGATGGGAAAGCTAAAAGCCATTGCAGTGGCATTTATTACAGTGAAGTTGGCAGGGTATTTAAAAGATATAGCTCAAAATGCATACTCAACCCGGAAAGAGTTTGCCAAGTATGAAGCCGTGCTCCGGAATACTTTGCAGTCGCAGGAGAAAGCTGCTGCAGCAATGAAGATGCTACAGCAATTAGCTGCAGATACGCCGGGTTCTCTACAGGAATGGACGGAAGCTTATATCAAACTTATTAATAGGGGGATTAAGCCTACTACTTCAGAATTGACCAATATGGGTGACTTGGCAGCCTCACAGGGTAAGAGTGTGGATCAGCTTATCGAGGCCATACTGGACGCTATGACTGGAGAAAATGAGCGTTTGAAAGAATTTGGTATCAAGGCAAGCAAGAGCGGGAATACTGTGAAGTACACTTTCCGAGGGGTTACTACTGAAGTGCAGAACACTGAAGAAGCGATAAAGAGTTATCTGCTAAGTTTAGGAAAATTGGATGGCATTTCTGGATCGATGGCTGTTCAAATGAAAGAACTTGAGGGACTGGAGTCTAATTTTAAAGATACTTTAGACAACCTATGGAATAAAATAGGTAAGCGTATGGAACGTTTTTTTAAGAAGGGGCTATCCTGGGCTGCTGATTTTGTTTCAGATATAACAAAGGTCATGGAACCTTTATCGGATACTTTTGAGGATCAAATGGAAAAGGTGGTCAATTTGGAAAGACAGCTTCCGGGTATGGCAACTCGATATGATGAACTTGCAGGTAAGGTTAGCCGTAATGCTGAAGAACAGAAGGAACTGAATTCTTTAATTGAGCGCATTTCCAATATTGTTCCTTCTGCTGTTTCTGAATGGGATCAATATGGTAACGTTATTTCTCTCAATACTCAAAAGGTGTATGATTATCTTGCTGCAGAGAAAGCTCGATTGAATTTTGTTCATCGGGAGGAAATTAAGAGTCTTAGAGCGAAAAAGGAAGAGGCGAAAGCTGAAATGGAATCTTTGATATCGCAAAATAAAAGAGGCAAAGTTTGGGCCGGCGGTACGGGATATGGCAATACTAAGGACCAGGGAATGCGTGATATGAGTGATGCGGAGCTAGCTGCTAATGCGGAGAGGATTGCTGAACTCAGAGAAGAACTGACCGGCATTACTGCTCAACTTGATAAAATTTCAGGTGATGGCATAGACAAAATCGTTAAGAATCGAATAAAGGCTCAAGATGACGCTACAGAAGCGCAGAAACGATTCAACAACATGAATAAGTCTATGTTGTCGGCGTGGTTGAAAGATGAGAAAAATGCAGCGGATCAATACCGGGAAATAGCACAGGAAATCTATGATAAGCGTTTCCCAACGTCGACGGCCGAGAAAGACAAGTCGGATCCGAATGCTGTTGCACTCAAGAACCAAGAGTCAGATCATGAGGCGGAAATAAATCAGATCCGGTTGACCGGAAGAGAAAAGCAACAAGCGGAAGAAGATATTAATCTGGCTATTCTTAATTCAGATCAGGACTATTATAATAAGCGGATCAAATTACTGGAGCAATTTAAGGCTAATGCAACAAAGTCGGCCAAAAAATCTGAATACCAAAAGCAAATCGTAGATGCTAAGTCTAAGCTGATCGATACGGAAGAAGCAATGGAAAAGCAAAAGATCTCTGCTGTGGATAAATTGCGTCAGGAGGATTTGGAGAAAGAGAAGGCTGTAACTGCCTCTCAAAAAATGTTCCTCACTAGTGAGCTTGCTGCAAAGCATATCACCCAGGAACAATTTTCAATGATGACACTAGCCTTGACTTCAGCCAGTGCTGAAACTCGGTTGGCTATCGAACAGCGGTATTTGAATGATATCAATGACCTCGAGCTGAAGAATGGAAAGTTGAAAGCTGATTCTGTAAAACAGGCAAGTGCGGCTGTTTTATTGGCTGATCAGGATGCAGCCAATGCTCGTGCTGCCATCCAGACAAAAATGAATGATCTGACTAAAGATTTTAAAAGTCAGTTTAAACTCACTACGGTTGGGGAGGATTTGCAGGCGCAAATGAAAGTATTGGATGCAACTTACCAGGCACGAAAACAACTTGCCGAGAAAGAGCATTTGGATACAAAAGAATTAGATACTGCTTATCAGAAGGCTAAGGAACAATTAGTGCAGGATAGTGAGAACCGTATCAATCAGATCCGCAATCAATATGGGCTGTTAAATCAACAACAACAATATGATTTGCAGCTGCAACAGTTGCAGCAATACCTGGATAATGAGACGCTCACCCAAGAGGAACATGAGAAGGCCGTTCAGAACCTGAAACGTGATTCGTTTAAAAAGCAGTTCGATTACTACTTAGACTTATTCTCCGGAGCTGTACAAGCACTTCAGCAAGCCGAAATGGATAATGTGGATGCTAAGTATGATGCCGAAATCGAAGCGGCGCAGGGAAATGCCGAAGAGGTTGAACGCCTAGAGAAGGAAAAGGCACAGAAGAAACTGGATATTGAGAAGAAATACGCAGATGTCAACTTTGCCATTAAAGCGTCTCAAATTATCGCTGATACAGCTGTTGCAATAATGAAAGCCATTGCCGATTTAGGCCCGATTGCCGGTCCTATAGCTGCTGCACTTATGGGGGTAACAGGTATTGCTCAACTTGCTTCTGCCAATGCGGAACGGCAAAAGGTTAAGAACATGACTCTTTCTGGTGGAAGTAGTTCTTCAAAAGGATCCGGGCAACGTGTTGCGAGTGGTCGTGAGTCCGGTGGTAAGATCGATGTTCGCCGGGCTCAAGATGGCAAGGTATTTAAAGGTGCTGATTATGATCCGGATGCCCGTGGGTTTATTGATAAACCAACCGTAATTGTAGGTGAAGGACCGGCAGGCCAGTCAAAAGAGTGGGTGGCTAGCAATGCAGCTGTTGATAATCCTACGGTTGGGCCTATTCTTGACATGATTGATAAGTCGCAGCAAGCCGGCACTATCCGGACACTTGACTTGAATCAGGTTATACGATCAAAAATGGCAGGCTTTTCTTCAGGTGGAAGTATTTCACAGCCTATTCCTTCATCCGGAACTCCCAAAGATGACGGAAGCGGTGCAGCACTACCTCCGGAATTGATGGAGAAGTTTGCTCATGCTATAATTGGTATCAATGAAAACGGGGTAAAGTCTTCCGTCGTGCTGACAGATTTAGAAAGGAAGCAGGAACTTCGGGATCGTAGTCGTCAAATCGGATCAAAATGA